AATTATATATTTTTTAATAGTATAATACTATTATCTATTAATATTATTATTATTTATTAATATTATTATTTATTAATATTATTATTTATTAATATTATTAATATTATTAATATAAATTTATATGAATATAAAAAATAAAAATAAAAACAAAAATAAAAATAAAAACATATTAATTTATTTAATGTTATCTGTTTTAATATTATGAGCTATTTTTAATATTATTAGCTACTTTGAGATTGTTTTGCTTTTTGATGTTTTTCATCTTGTTTTTTTTTATTGACATCAAAACAATTTTTAGATGTATTAGGAAGTTTTATATATGCTTCATTAAATAAATTATGAGTAGAGTGCGTTCGTAAATTGTCTAAAATAATACATTGTGTAGTTTCTAAACTAATATTTCCTATTTCTTCAATCATTTTTTTAACATTATTATCATTTGAACTGAGTTTTTTTAGTAATGTTTCATCTTTATCATTTTTTCTATAAGTTTTATCATTTAATCTACTTATAATATCTAATATTTCTTCGCGTGAAAGTGTTGATGTTTTTATTAATCCTTTCACTTGAGGATTATCAGATAATAATTTAGCAAGTTCTTTTGTAGTATCTTTCAAATTTATTTTCTCTTTTTCTGATTCAACAATATTATTTACTAATGTATATTCAGTAGTAATTTTATTATATTTTTTAATACTTGAAGGTGCTAATTTCTTTTCTATTAATTTTAATTCTATTTGACTTTGGGCCAATCCATTTATATTATTTGATATACTATTATATTTATCTGTTTTTAAATTATTTTTAATTATTTCTATCATTTTAGCAATGCTATTAACTATATTTTTTTTATTTATTTCAATATTAGTAATACCTTCTGTATCTTTTAAAAATGTAGCTAATAATGGTTTTGTGCCTTCTTGTTCTGCTTCATCTAAATCTTTTGAAGAAGAATTTGAAGAAGAATTTGAAGAAGAATTTGAAGAAGATGAATTAGAACCTGTTTTTATCGAGTCTTCATCTTCTATTCTTATTATATCAATGTATATAGGATAATGATTACTTATTCCCCCACTTGGTATAATTATATTATTATTCATTATTTTATATAATTTTGTAAATTCTTCAGAAACATAACATAAATCATATTCATTGCCAGTAATAAATGTAGAGTCATTTATACTTTTTCCTATTTTTTTAAACTTATCAGTTTCAAATTGTTTAAAAGCATCTGGGTGTGTTTTAGGACTACAATTAAAATTACCCATAATTACACATTCTTCTTGATTACGTTGTGAATGTATCATTACTTTATCTATTAAAGCTCCGATCTTTTCTTTGTGATTTGATAACACATTACCTGATTTATCACTATCAGATTTAAAATTTATAAAGTATAATCCTATTTTTTTAGAATCAATATTATATTCACTATATAATATTTTCTCATTAAATAATTTATCAAGATTAACTTTATCTTTTATTTCTAAAATGTCAGGCTTTTCTATTTTATTATTATAATATAAACCTTTACCTAAAAATATATTTTCTTTTAAAATTTTATTATCATAATTATCATTATGTAATATATATTTATCTAATTTTAATTTATTGGCAATCATTGATTGAATAGAACTATTTTTTACTTCTAAATTATGTGCGTCATTATCACCTCCATATTGTATTTGTTTTATATCATTATTGTAAATAAAAAAACCTCCACTTGAACTTCTTCTTGATTTTTTACGTTGTTTTCTTTCAAGAAAAGTTCTTTGTTCATCATCATTATGTAATGTATAATCTAATAAACATAAAGCATTAATATTACTATCATCATTAATTTTATGAATATAATCAATAGCATAAGAAGGATTAGTATAAATATCATTATTACTTAATTTATCATCTATAATACACCATCTATTTATATTAAATGTCATAATTCTATGTATCTTATCCTTATCTTTTTTTTCTATTGGTTTGTCTATTATTTTAGCTTTATTTATAAAAATTGGTTTATTACTATGATTATTTATATTATCTTTATAACCTATTGGATTATCGTAATAATATCTTTTTTCAGTTCTTTCTTTTGGTTCTTTGGAGGAGTATATTTTATCATCATCATCAATTTGAGATTCATTTATTTTAATCTCATCATCTATATATGATTCATATAAATCTTTATATTCTTCCATAAACTTTTTTCTATGTTCTTTTGTAAATTGACTTAATATTACATTAGTAGCTTCTATTTTGTCTTTTTCTAAGTCTACTTTACTTAAATCTTTAGATGTAGATTTTTGTATTTTATTTATAAATTCTGAAAATGAATCTTTTTTTAAATTATCATCCGTTTTTTTATCAGCATCTTCACAAGATAACCACATAAATACATATTTACTAATTTTATTATCACTATTTTTATCAATTGTTAATTTATCAGTTATATCATTATCTTCATCATATAATATTAAATATAAGTGTTCTGTTTCATGTCTTACAATAGAACTTAATTGTGATTTATGTAAATATGACGTACATTCCTTAACATTTTTATGCGTAGGCTTGTTAAACAATAAATCATTATAAACACTTATAAGTAAATAAGGATATATATTAAATTTAAAAAATCTTTTACCTTCTTTATTCTTTATTTGTCCTTGATTAATAGGGAATCGTGTGTTATTTTGATAAAAATAATGATTAGGATTAGTAAAATTCCTATTAACACCGCAATATATACAACCAATATCATAATCTATTGGTGCTGGTAGTAGTGGTGGTGGTGGTGGTGGTGGTGTTATATATGCTATTTTAGTATCATCTCCGGTGAAAATATATTGATCGTTATTACCAATTTTAATTTTTCCAATCCAACTATCTTGAGCAACTGGGTTATTACTATTTTTACCAACAATACTTTCTTTTAATGCTCTTACAATTTTTTTCTTTTTTTCTTCTGTAAGATCAATATCCGTAGAAACATCATAACCATTAGGTAATAATTTCTCTAATAAAAAATTTTCAATAGCTGTTGTAATTTTACCATCAATAGTATTACTACAAAAAAAATCATCGTGTTCATTTTTAATTGTGTCATTACTAAAAATATGATGATTTGATTCATTTATATTGTTTGGTATTTCATCTTTTTCATCTTTTTTATTTTTGTTAGTTAAAATATTTGTTTCTTCTAGTCGGTCTTGAATAAATTTTACTAAATTATTATAATTATCTTTAATACTTCTAAAATACTTATTTTGTTTAATTTTTATAGTTATAGTTTTAGTGTTAAATTTTTCTTCATTAAAATATACTGAATAAAATTTATAAGTATTACTTTTTTATGTTCTATGATGAGTATCTTTATAAATTACATAACTATCTTCATAATGATTATGTAAAAAATCCTTATCAAAAAAATCTTTACTTTTTCCCCATATATTATCAGTTAAAGTAACATTATATTTAGATTTATATTTGTTTATATCATTTTCCCACTTTTTATCATATCCAGCAAATATTTTAAATTTATCAAAAATATCTTCTTTTTTATCATTTAAACTATAATATAAATTTTTAATACTTTCTTTTTTACCAGAACCAATATTAAAATAGTTATCATTATCGTCAATATTTCTAAAATAATTTTCAATTAGCATTCTGGTTTGTTCGAAAAAAGTTTCTAATTTTATTATATATCTTTCTTTTGTGTATTCAATAATAAAGTCTTTATAATTATCATCTAATTCTTTATATTCTTTTTTTATATTTGAAGAAGGAGGTTTATTTATTTTTATATATAAATCAACTATTTTAATAAACCATAATATAATATCTTTATCAGACGTATCAAGATTTAAATCTTTTTCTACAATAGAAAAATCTATAGCATCAGTTCTATTTTTAATATAATATAAAAAAAATAAATAGATATTAAAATAAATTTGAATCATTTTTAAAAAATCTTCACTATTTTCTTTATAAATATGAGAGTCTTTATTGGTATCTTTTAAATCGTCATTTACTCTTTTTAATATTTTATCAAGGTCTTTATAATCACTATCTAATAATTTATCTATAGTATCAATATCTTTTAATTCACTTGAACGAGCACCACCTTCAAGCTTTTTAGCTATATAATTATTTTCAATCTCTTTTTTATCAATAACTAAATGATTTTTAAGATTATTTATATTGTTTTCAATAATTTTAAAAGCTGCTTCTGAGTAAGAAGTTATATTAGTTATATCTTCAATCTCATTTTCTTGTATTAACGCAATTTTAATTTTTTTCATTAATTCTTTTACATTTTCTAATATTTTTTCATTTGAAGCAAATATTTCTAAAAGTTTGTTTATTGAATTTAATTGATTTGTTTTATTAATAGTTTTATAAATAATATTTAATTCTCTTTTAATCAATTCAACATATTCATTTAATTTGTTAAATTGTTGATTAAGATAATTAATTCTATTATCTATATCAATTATATTTTCATAAATATTTTTATATTTTGTTTCCCAATCATTTAAATCTGAGTTATATTTGGATGTCAATAGTTTATCATATAATTCACTATATGTTTTCGATTTATCTAATGTTGTATCTTTATTTTCTACACCTTTATTTAATTCTTCTAATTTTTCTTTTCCATAAGAAATAACATAGTCAATATCTTCTTTATTTTTTTCATAATGTATCTTTAATTTTTTATCTTTTTTATCTAATTTTTTTCCATCAGCAATCTCAACATATTTATCTTTAATTTCTTTTTGTTCTGTATAAAAATTATTAATTTTAGCCCGTTTTTTAAATATTTTTGCAAATGTTTCTTTTTCTTTATTAAAAACTTTTATAAATTCTTTATGTTTTTTTGTTTCTTCTTTAATCTCTTTATCTAATTGTTTAATTTCTTTATCAGCACTTATATAATTTATTTTTATCATTTCTAAATTTTGTTGAAAATTACTTGTTTTAAAAGTATGTTCTTTATCCATATTATTTTTTATAAAACTAATAATTATTTCTCTTCTTTTTGACCTAAGTTTATCATTAATAGAATCCGCTTTTTTATCACCTAAACGCTTAAATGTTTTAACTTCAGCTTCATAAGAATCACTAAATTCATTTAATCTCATTTCATATTTTCCAAGTTTTTTTATTATTTTTTTTACTTTTTTCATTTTACCTTCAAATTTCCAACCAGTAATATATCCACCATCTTGTGTATATATATTATACATTCCATATTTATTTAATCTTTCAAGTGTTCTTAAAGGTAATGATGTTCTTGTTTTTTTATTAATAATATCATTTTTTCTTACATATCGACCACCTTCATAAACTAATTTATTATTATTTTTTGATGTTAAAAAAGAATTGTTACTTAATGTATTATTATGATTATTATTATTACGTCTATTTTTTGTATATTTCATTATTTATAAAATAATTTTTATAATTTATAATAATTACTTATATTATATTTATAATTATTACTTATATTATATTTTAATATTTATAATAATATAATTATTCTTATTTAAAATATACTTATATATATTTTATAGTAAAAATATTATAATTATAATTTAATATAAAAATTGAAAAATAAATATATAAAATATATTACAATATAAAAACAAACTATTAATGATAATTATAACTATTAATTATTAATGATAAATAGTTGATATAAATAATTTAATAATTTAATAATTTAATAATTTAATAATTTAATAATTTATAAAATAATTTATAAACTAAACTAATATAATTTAATTTAATAATTTATAAAAATGGCTTTAACATTAACTGGTAATATATTATCAAAAATATCTTTTTGTGATAAACAATGTAGTAATGTAAATGATAATAAAATTAAATCACAAATTATTCAAACTATTGATAGTAAATATGGTATTCAAATTGTAACACGTGATTATAATATGATTAATCCAAATATTTTGCGTAATGTATCGTATCATCAACATATTTTAACCCCTTATACTCACGGTAATCCTTATATGTTATATTTGACTAAAATTGACAATATTAATTGTGCTTTATTTATTGATAAAAAATTAAAAGATGGTTATACGTATCCTAAAATTCATTGTGTTAAATATAGATTTAGTGATGAATTGTATGAAAAAGATACTATCTTTACAGGTGAATTAGTTCGTGATAATGAGCGACGTTGGTTTTTCTTAATTGATAATTTGCTTCTTTATAAAGGTATGAAAACAAATGAAAAAAATATTTTAAGTAAATTTGAATTAATTAATACTATTATGGAAAATGAATATACACAAGATAAATATTTGGAAATATGCCCTTTATTTATAAAAAAATTATTCCTTTATAAAGATATTAAAAAAATGGTAACTGAATTTATGCCAAATTTATCTTATATGTGTAAAGGTATTGTCTTTTATACATTAAATAATAAACATACTAATTATGTTTATATGATACCGCGAGATTCTCAAATACCTATTAAAAGTAGTAATGAAATTGATGATATCGTTCAAGACAAATATTCTGATTTATGGAATAAAAAACATTCAATTAATAATGAAACATTTGAAAGACCTGATGCTATATTTGGTAAAAATGATTATAATAATAGTGATTATAATAATAGTGATAGTATTAATAATAGTGATAGTATTAATAGTAGTAATAATGGTAATGATAAAATAGATAAAAATTCTCAAAATAAAGACTATTTAAATGTAGTTAAAGAAACAGAAGATGAAGCTAAAACTAAAATGGTTGAAATTGAAAAAAATAATGTTGTCTTTAAAGTATTAAAAACAGATATGCCTGATATTTATAATCTTTATTGTAATGATAATAATTCAAATTTAATAAAGCATTCTATTGCTCTTATACCTAATATAAAAATTAGTCATCATTTGTATTATACATTTAATTCTAAACCTGATAATTTAGGTTTAATGATGGAATGTAAATTTTCTAAAGTATTTGAAAAATGGATTCCTATTAGATTTGTAAATAATGATATTTTTAATAAAACTATTATTGAAACAATTGAAAATAATCTAAAAGATAATGAATAATTATTTAGTTATAAATGTTTTGTATTTGTTATACTTTTTTGTATTTAGCGTCTTACACCATAAAGTCTATAAATATATTCAGCAAATGTCTTAAATTCTCCATATTTTTTTTTATCTTCTACATGATTATATGGATTTGAACCATATGAATTTATTGAATAATTTTTAGGCTTACCATTTACAATTATATTTAAAAGTTTAGTTTTATAAGGACGTTGATAAGGGTGTATATTAATACGCTTACCTGATTTTTTAATATCATCATCTAAATAATATTTATTTAAAACTTCATTTTTATAATTATTATTTGATAAGTATTCAAACGTCATATTACCATCATTTTCAAAATTAGTATTTTTTTCATTCATAAATGTATCTTTATATTGTTTATATAATATTAAACATAAACTTAATATTAATAAAATTAATAAACTATATTTAATTATATTTGAATTTATCATTTTAATTATATTTTTTTATTATATTAATTACATAGATTTTTATATTTTTTATTTTAATATTATTATTTTAAGTGTTATAAATTTTTTATTTTTTATATTTAATTACCTTATGAGCATCATATTTCATATCATCAAATTTTATACTAAATATTACATTTGTTCTACTTTTTGAATCATCAAATAAATCAATTCTTAATTTATTTCTATCAGGCATATCTGTTCTACCAAAAATTTCAACAAGAGAAATATCAATAGGGTCATCAAATTCATATTCCCACCATGAACCTCCACCAACACCTGTATTATCTTTATCTGTATAACATAAATAATTTGAAGACTGTACAATATTATTCCACTCTATTTGTTTACCATTTAAAGGTTTATTTTGTATAGCATCATATGCTTTTCTATTTAGATTTTCCCTAACTATTTTTATAGCATTTCGTGCTGGATATTGATTTTGATAATTTGAACTACTATAAGCATGGTTTTCATTTGTATTTAATACATTTTCATTAGGTCCATAAATAAATACACCAAAAATATTTAAATGTTCATTAAGTTGAGTTGTTATTCTTACTCTTGATGATTTTATTGATTTTAAAATTGCTTTATTCATTTCAATATCACTATCATTTCTATCTATTATATCTAATTGTGTTCCAAAACTTGATATAAAACTAAATCCTGTTTTATTTTCTATTTCATCATTACTTATACCAACATATGCAGGATCATATTTATAATTATCTTTATCTAAATCAATTGTTGAAAATTCAGGAATACTATCGGTAGGGTCTAAACCTATATAAAGATATGTATTATTTTCTACATTTTTTAATTTAAATGTTTTTGTATTATTATTTAGAACAATTTGCCATTGTTGTCTTTTATCTAATTTAGAAAGTTGTCTTTCTATAATACTTTTTAATGGTATATTTTTAATTACTTCTTCAAAATAAACTATATCAAGTACTCGTTCATCAACAGGTGCAGGTCTACTTGGCCCACCTCCCATATTATTATATATTAATATTTATGAATATATTATTAATATTTATGAATATATTATTAATATTTATGAATATATTATTAATATTTATGAATATATTATTTATTTTATTTAAACCCTTTAAGATTTAAAATGGGACAAATTTTAAATATTATTTATAAACTATAATTTATTAAGAATCCAATTATAAACATTTTTATTATTATCAATTAATTCAACTTCATCTTTTATTTTATTATAATCTAAATATTTATTATTATTATTATAAATTTTAATAGTTCCATCTTTATTATCTATAAATTTCCATTTTATATTATTATTATTTATAGTAGATAACATAGTATTATTATTATTATTAGTAATATTATTTTTTTTATTATTATCAATATAATAAGATTTTAGAATATTACAATAATTATCTTCTTTTTCATTAATATCTTTAATTTCAAATATTAATGCTTTTCCTTTATTTAATAATAATTTATTAGTTTTATTATCATATGAAATATATTTTCCATTTTTATTTGATATTAAAAATATATATTTATCTTTCGTATTTTGATTATTATTTTTTATTTTATTATCTTTAAATAATTCTTTATTATTGTTTATTTTATTATTGTTTATTTTATTATTGTTTATTTTATTATTGTTTTCTTTATTATCTTTAAATGATTCTTTATAATTAGAATTTATTTGTAATGCGTAATCATATTTATTTGTTTGTTTATTATATGTTAAAATATTAAATATATTTATATCTTCTCCTCCATAATGAATAATATAATATCTTTGACCTGTACCTTTATGAACTATCATTCCCTCAGGAACTAAATTTAAGAATGAAAATATACTATATTTAGGGTCTAATTTATATGGATGTCCTTGCCAACCTATCCCTAAATCACCAAACTCTTTTTCAACTTCTTTAGTAGATGGCGGTGGAGGTTTTTCAACTTTTGTAGATTTAAGACATTTATCTTTAATTTTATAAAAAGGTTGTTTACTATTATCAGTTCTAAAAAGATTATAACCATTTGTATTATTAGGATTTATTTTATCACTTGTATTAATAGCAAATTGCCAGTATCCCCAATTTTCCCAAACACCATCACCTGATTTATTTAATGGTTCAACACACTCTTTAGGAATACACTTTAAACCATCATAATTTATATTTCTATAGTATCTTTCCATTCTGTGTGATCTTACTATATTTCCCATGTCTATATAATCTTCAGGACATTTCATTTTATAACTACCAAACCACCAATCATGATCATGCCAAATTAAGGTATCATTGTAATTTATAGGATCTTTAACATCACCAGCAACTAATATTGTTTTAATATCAGGTCCATTATCTTGTGATTTCCATTTTAAATCACCAACTTCAGTATCGCCTGATTTTTGTGCGTCCCAAGTATCTCTAACAACAACGTCACCAACTGGATAATATGTTTCACCTCCATATTGTGCCGGTTTAGGTCTATACCAACTTGCGTCATAATATGCTCCTGAACCTTCATCAGAACCATTAAAATGATAATCATTTGTTTCTATAATCCTTAATCTTGGTGGTTTTTCTTCTGGATAATTATGTTTAGGAAATTTAGAGTTTTCATAAGTTAATGACGAACGGCATAATTCAGCTTTAAGTGGTCTAAAGTCACGGGTTATACCCCAATAATATATATCATATTTTTTTATTTCATCAAAAGGATTATTGCCTACCCATTCATAATTTTCATCTCCATATTTATCTTCAAACCATTTACCTTGTGGATTTGTAGCATTATAGATTAAATCAAACCATTCTTTCCATATACTTTTTAAATAATTAATTATATTTTCAATATTTTTATTTTCATTTGATAAATTAGCAATAATAACTTGATATTGACGACTACCTGCCATTTTTTGTATTTTTTCATTAAGATATGTACACGGAAATTTTTGTGTTTCTTCATTTAAAATATTCTTATTAGTTTCTATTTTATATAAATTATTAATATAATCATTAATAGATTTCATACAATATGCCTGTGAAGCTGTTATGCTACATTCACCTTTAATACCTTCACCTCCTGTTTCACCTTCTGGGCCACGTAATCCATAAGGCCCTGTTTTTCCTTTAATAACAGACCAAAAATAACCTAATGTAAAAATATTTATAAATGTACCCCATAATATTGTATATATTACCCATATTAAAATTCTTTGTGATATCCCTTCAGCATCTTTAGTTATATGTAATCCAAATAAAATATACACACAAAATAATATTATTGATAAAAATAACCAAAATACAATCATTTTATTATTATTATTTAATTTATTATTTAATTTATTATTTAATTTATTATTTAATTTATTATTTAATTTATTATTTAATTTATTATTTAATTAATTAATTAATTATTTAATTTATTTTATTTTTTTATAATTACTATTCAAATTAATTATACTTATGTTTATATATAAAAGAGAAAATAATTAAAAATATAAAAACATAATAAAAAATATAATTTATAAAAACATATAAAATTTATAGACCGTAATAATAAATTGTATTTAATTATAATAAATACTATAATTATTCCATCATAAATAAAGTATGTTCGATATTATTATTATCATTTTCATTAATTAATGTAAATATACCATTTTGATATTTTATATATTTTTTACTGTTATAATTTTGTATTCTACATTCATTTTTTTTATTACCAGTAAATATAATACTAAAAATTTGAGTTTCTATTAATTCGTCACATTCATTTTCTTTAATTCTATTATTTACAAAATTTAAACATTTATTATCATTTTTAATTAAATAAGCATTACTTATTGCATTAGGAATTAATTCACAATCTAATTTTTTTTTAGTAATAGTATGTTTTAAAATTGCTTGATTTTTTAATTTTAAATAAGGCATTATACTATATTTACTATCTTTTTGTTCTGATTTTAAGTAACCTTTACCAACACTATTGGCACTATTACTTGTATCTGGATTACCATTATCTATACCTATTGTAAAATTGGCATCATATTTATCAGGATTTAATTTATAAAAATGATTATTTTCATCATCTTCATGAATATAAGTTGTATTTATACCTTCTATTGCTCTAAACACATTATAAGCATTTGAATCAGTAGCATCTATTAAACTATTGTTTATATTTTGGTGATATCCTAATAATGAAACATGAGATGACATTCTTATACCTTGTGAACTCCATAAAATAGTTTGTGGTGATGGAAGTTTTTCAGTTATCTCTTTTGGAACACATCTTAATGGAGAATTTTCTCCTGTTGATGGCTTTAATTCGGTTGTTGTAATAATATGTCCTAATGCAATATATCCTTCAGGAGCAATTGGTCTCCATATCCAAAAAATATTACCTCTTTCACCTTTATTAGTCCATATTAATATATAATTTATTGGTGGTTTAACATCTCCTGAAACAATTATTGTTTTTCTATTAGGACCAGTAATAAAATTATTATGTATAACATATTCTCCTACTTTTCTTGATTTTCTATCACTATCACCTAATTTTTTTGGACCAATAATAATATCTCCAATTGGATAAAATACATTATTTTTATAAGTAAATTTTTTTGCTCTCCAAAAACTAATATCTTGAAAAGAACCTGAACCTTTGGCATCACCAATTTTATCATAGTAATCTGTTTTAGAAGTACGTATTATATATGTACTTGAATTATCACTTGGATTTACACCATCAATACTATAATAACATTTATCTATTATTTGTGGTCTATATTGTTTACCCATACCCCAATAAAAAACATCATATTTTTTTAATTCATCAAACGGATTTTCCTTTAACCACTCAAATTCAGTTTCTGCTCCAATATTTTGAAAATATTTAATACCTCCAGCATCATAAATTAAATCAAACCATACTTTCCAAACTGTTTTAATATAATTAATTAAATTTAAAGGTCCATTATAAGGTGCCAGTTGTTTAAATTCATCAGAAGCACACATTTGTCTTATTTTGCTTTTTATATATATATTATTTATTTTAATATCAACACCTTGATTTTTATCTTTTAATTCATTAATAATCATTTCATTTAAATTATTTTCACAAATACTATCACGACATTTTGGGTCACATAATCCAGTATCTCCTTTATCACCTCTATCACCATCTTCTCCTTTTCCACCCACAGGACCTTTTTTATCTTTTAAATTTAAATAATATTTAGACACTAATACAATATTTATAAATGTTATGATTGTAATAATATACAATATCCAAAACAAAACATATATAATAAATTCATCAATACCTTTACTAATTTCTAATCCAATACCTATCGCAATTATTATACCAATAACCGCAAAAAATAATATATATATTGTTTCCATTTTTTATTTATATATTATTTTATTTTTAATTATTTATCTATTATTACCTACTATATTTAATACTTATATTTTTTACATAAAAAAATAAAAATTATAATTAAAATAAATAAAAAATAAAAAAATTAATATATATAATTAAAAATTATGTATATATTATATATAATTAAAAATCGGTAGGATCCATACAAGAGTTTGAATCTTGTAAACATACATTTAATTTATCCATAAAATCTTTTTCTGTCATTTTTGTGCTATATGCTATTTTTTCTAACATATTTATTTGTTTATTAATAGGTATTGATTGTTCTAACATATCTTGATTATTATTACAATTTTCTAATGTAGGATTATCTAAACATTGATTAGAAATATCATACATTGTATTAGCAACATTTAATATTTTACCACGAGGATCTTCAAATTCACAAGATTCTGTAAAAGAACATTTACCAGGTAATCCTTTAACACCAGTTGGTCCCTTTTTCCCCATTTCACCAGGAATTCCAGGTTCATTTCTTAATTTAATATAATATACAATAGAAAGATATATATTTAATATTGACAATCCTAATAAACATATTATCATAAAATAAGCTATTTTATATTTTACCTCTGGAATCATAAATCCAATAGATATTAATATTAAAGCTATTATTAATAATATTAAAAAAGTGCTTAACTCCATTTTTTATTTAT